ATCTCCGGCGTCGCTGCTTGAATGTAGAGTCTCGTTTCAGTGATCTGACACGAGAGAACTTCACACCCAGCTTTCGCGAGACGCGGAAGCACGACCTTTGCGAGATCGTAGTTGTCGAGCGGGCGATAGCGCTCGCTCACGAACGCGCGTGCGCGATGCTCGCCATTGACAAGCGTGCGCAACATGCGCTTCTCTGACTTGTGCTGCCACCACCAATTAACGTTGTGAGCGAGCAATTCGAGGTTGTCTCCGCGCATTCTGTCGGCGTAGGGCTTGGGAATTCCTGATCGCTGACATATTTGCGCGAGACAATGCTCGGTCGGTTCGGTCTCGACCCAGTCGTTGTCGTTCATCGCGAAGCCGATCGAGCCGCGCTCGCCTTTCGCTTCGTAGCGCAGCTGCGTCGTCGGCGCGATGAAGTCTTTCTTCTCGCCGTGTTCTCGTTTGATCTGCTCAGCAAGCGCTGGCAGAGTGATTCCTTTGATCATGTTATTTTTTCTTTCTGTTTGCTTTGTTCTGCGGCGCTTTCATCGGTTGCCGCTGCTCCGACTTCAGCTGCGATGTCTGCGCAGCCTGAAATTGTGATAGTGAGCTTTTCCTCATCAAAGTGAGCGACCTTTTTCTGCGACCAGACGATCTCGATCTGCTCTGGCGAATCCCCATGAAGCAGACCGCTGCGCACAAGCGCGTCTGTGCAGTATTTAGTCGAGCCAGCCAAGTTGTCGGGGTCGAGCGGTCGCACAAGGCTCGCGCAATAGCTGAGCCGAGTGCGAGCAGCACGCGACGCTTTTCGCGATGCACGATCGCCCAGTGACGCTTGAGCACTCGATTGAGTGACGGGACGCGATAGTCCAAGACCAGCGTTAAGGGCTTTGAACGCTTCGCTCGCATTAGGAAACTTCTTCATCGTTGCTCTCGTCGTCGAACAGACAATCGGTCGAGCCGCCTTCGCCGCCGCCGTCAAGCAAGCGCTGAATCGGATCATCTTTCGCGAGCTGCTGCTCGATCTGCGCGATCATGCCTTTCTGCATGATCTCGAACTCGACCTTGCAGCGCCCGCTCGCTTCTTTGAACTCTTGCTGTGCTTTCGCGAACGCGTCAGTGTGCTGCTGCGTCATGTCGAGCGCGAGCACGCGCATCTTGTCGAGCGCAGTGACCGCTTTCGCGAACCAATAGAAGTGCTGACGTGATGCTTCTTCGATTTGTTCGTTCGTCATCGCGTCTCCTTTCCGAAGCTCTTCATCCAGTAGCCGAGAATCGTGTGCGATTCAGAGCGCGTGACGTTGAACTGCTCGACGAGATACGGACCCGCGCCGAACATGTTCGTCGCGCCGCTCTCGCGCAGAGCGTCGAGAAAGCGAAGATGCTCATCGCTCACGATCGCTGGTCGCTTGCTGCTGCGAGGCGCAATGCCCTCGCCCATCACTGCTGCTGCTTTGTTGTTCATGTTCATCGTGCTGCCGCCCGCTTGCGCGAGCGACAGTGTCGTCGAACATTTACGCTGCTTCTGCGTGCTTGTGCTTGAAATACTTCGCACAGACGGGTCCGATCGCGCCCGCGACGCTCTTCGCTGCTTTCAAGTGCGCGTTGCAGACGATGCAGCGCGCATACTTCGTCAAGAACGCGCTCGCGTCTGCCCAGTCCCAGCGATCAGCTTCAGTGAGATCATAGACGACGCCGCGCGCATACACGCTCTCGAAGTCAGCTTGCTCGCCGTCTTCAGTGATGCGCTTTGCGCTCTCGATGATCTCTTTCGCGTAGAGACGGCGCGGTGCGTCAGGGTTCGCGCTGTCTTTGCGCGTCTGCTTGACGACATAGATGCGCCCGTCTTTGCGAAACACGCCCGGGCTGATCGAGATCGTGCGCTCGCGCGTGCGCTCAGAGCTGATGAACGCGATCGCGTCGCTCTGCGTCTCACTGACTTCAGGGCAGTGCACGTGACGCGCACCAGCGCCGCGCGACCACTCGATCTGATCGCCGACGTGAATGCGCTGATGACAGCCGACGCACGTGCCTGCGAACTTGGCGGTCATCGTTGTTGAAGAGTTGCCGAAGCGCGACACTGTGCTCGCGCCCATGACTGCTTGTGTTGTTGTGCTCATCTTGCTGCGCACTCAGCGAGTGCGCAGACAGCTGATCACGAACTAGATGTTGTTGCGCAGTTCGATTCTGAATGTGTTCTGCGCGATGCGCTCGATGAAGAGGTTCGTGTTCACGAGACCCGCGACGTGTTCGAGCGTGCGCGCGCCGCCGCAGTGCACGACTTCGAGAAGTTTCTGCAGCTGAAGATGTGAGATTTTGTATTGCTGATAGTTCGTGCGCGCAGCGATCTGCTTGCTCCAGTGGTTGATCGTTGCTGCACGCGCGATTGCGCGATCTTGCTCAGTCGTCGCGCTGACTTCGTTGTTGTTTTGAGTTGTGTTCGACATGCTGCCATCCTCTCATCGAACTGTTCGCTCTGCAACATTATTTCAAGAAAAAGCTGTGCATATCTTGTGCTGTTCAGCTGAACATGTTCAGCAAGATATGCACAGTCGATTTTCACTCGTCGATCGGTTCGAGTATCTTGTAGATTTGACGTCCGCCTTCGTCCATCCATTCTTTGGGTCCGACCCACGCTTGCTTGACGAAGATCGTGCCCTTCGGCAGATGTGCGAAGCGCTGCTCGTTCAGCGCGAAGCGGTAGCGCGGATGCTTGAGCGTCTTGAAGTGTGCGCGACGCGCGTGCGCCATGCGCTTCATCTGCTCGTCAGCGCTGCCCTGATTGACGCGCGCGCGCTCAGCGACGTCTTTCGAGTTCGCCGGGTGATCGTGCGTGATCAGCGTGTAGTGCGTGCGCGCTTTGACCCACTCGACTGACGTGTGCCCGTTCACTGCTGGGCGCACTTCAGCGACGCGATTGTTCGGTGCAATCGAATCGAGAATGAAGCCAGCGAGCGAGTCCATCAGACCGCAGTCGATCGTGAAGAGCGTCGTGCTCTCGATGTCGAAGAACCAGCGCCCGGCGCTGAAGATCGCGTGCTTGTATTGGTACTGATCAGGGTTGTCGAGCGTCGTGAAGACGTCGCCGATGTAGACGATCATCGGTGCGTGCTTGCGCGCGATCGCGAGCGTCTGCGGCGTTTCATCGAAGAGTCGAATCACGTTCGCAAGCATGTAGATGTGCTCGTTGTGACGGGTGACAACGAAGTCAGCGCGGTAGTGACCGCCGCCGAACTTCTGACCAGGATAGAGCGGGTCGTCCCACTTCTCGTTCGCGCGCTCGACCATTGAGAGCCTGAACGTCTCGAACGGCCACGGGCACGTTTCGAGCTTGAAGTCAGACTCAAGCATCGACTTGATCAGCTTCTGCTCTTTCTCGCGCAGCGTCGCGTAGTTGAAGAGCGGTGACGTCTGCCAGTTCTTGAACGGCAGCGACGACACTTCAGCAACTGCTCGAAGCTCAGGCTGACCGGCAGTCCATGCAGCGATCGCGTGCTCGAACGGTTCGTTGAACGTGACGATGTTCATCGTGCCTCCTTCGCGCGCTTCATGTTCTCGATGCGACGCGGCACGACGATGTTCGTGTTGCACGTGTCGCAGCAGCGCCCGTTGTTGATCGGTTGCGCGTTGTGTCCGTGATCTTTGTAAGGACGCCCGCAGATCGAGCAGATCGCGCGATCATGCGCAGTCTTGCCGCGCGTTGTGATGTCGTCGTTCATCGCGCACCACCTTTCGGGATGCTGAACTTGCCGTCGCGGTACTTCTGCGCCCATGCTTCAGCGTATGCGCGCGAGAAGAAGCCGCCCTCGATCAGTTTGCCGTTCGCGTAGATCGCGAAGCGTTCGCTCATGCTGCTTGATGATTGACGTGCGACGATGATCTCAAGCGGTTCAGCGACGATGCCCGTCTTCTCAGCGATCAAGAGCGCGAACTTCACGAGCCCTTCGTTCGTGCTGCTCGCGACGACGAGGTCGCACGCAGTCTTGATCGCGTGCAGACGCGCGCGCATCGAGACTTCAATCTGCTCACTCACTGTCATGCGAGGCGCTGTGCCCCCGCCCGTTACTGCTGTCTTCTGCTTTTTTGTGCTCATCTTGCTGTGCTCGACAGTGCGAGCACAGACAGTTGATCACTGCAGGTAGAAGCTCACGAACGGTTTGATTGCGTTCTCCCAGAGCTGCGCATCGCGCTCGATGTCTTGCGTCCACGCGACGTGCACATCGCACGCAAGCACGTCATCGCCAGCTTCCGTGATGATCTGCACGGGCAGCTTTCGTTCATCTTCCCAGAACGGAGTCGCGAGAATTGCGAACCCGCTGCCGCGCTTGCTGACTTCGAGCGTGCCGCACATCGGGTCGACCGACAGCTGCAGCCCGGGCAATCTGTTGTCGCAGATTCGCGCGATCAGTTTTTTCACGTTCTCGTAATTGTTGTAAATGCCGTTGCGAGACGCTGTGCTCTCGCCCATTACTTCGTTTGGTTTTGTGCTCATCATGCTGCGCGCTCTCACGAACGCGCAGACTGTCGAACACTAAGCTCTGATGATTTTGTGCTTCAGTTGTGTCGCTTTGATCTCAAGACGCTCGATGATCACTTCGTAATCGTCAGCAGCGATGCTCACGAAGCCGAGTGAGTCGGGCTTGCCGAACTCGATGAAGTGCTGCAGCGCAGCTTCTTCAGTCGCGTAGTTCGAGCGCCCGAACCACTGCGTCGTGCCGATTCTGCGCCAATAGACGCCGAAGCGCACGCGGTTCGAGATGTGCACGCGCTTGTTCTTAGTAGTCACTCGCTTCACCTCCTCCGATCAGCGGCGTGATGACGAAGCGATCAACGATCGCAACGACGATGTCGATCGCTCTGTTGAAGCGCGCGCTGAAGTTGTCCAGCTCTGAATAATCGCGTGACGCAATGCTCACGCCCATGACTGCTGTTCTTTCTGATGTTGTGTTCATCTTGCTGCTCGCGACGCGCGCGAGCAGACAGTTGATCACTTCGCAGCTTTGTCGATCAGACGCAGCCACACGTGAAAGTTCTTCAGTGACTCGTAGCCGACGCCATCATCAGGCAACGACGCAGTGATCTGCGTGTAAGTGCCCGAGTCAGTCGTGACTGGGTCCCAAGTCGTGATGCGCACTTTCTTGCGCACTTCGCGCAGCACTGCGCCCGCTGATGCTTTGCTCAAGCCCTCGACGTTGGTCGCTTCATCAACGAAGCCGAAGTCGAAGCCGTTGCCTTGCATCGACGCATGAAGCGCCTTCAAGACTTTGATTTCATTTGCTGTGAATCGCGGCGCATTGCCCGCAACCGTTACTGATTGAGTTGTGTTTGACATGCACACATCCTAATATAGCGAACAGATCGCTGCAACATCTTTTTTCAACTATTTTTCAGCCTTGTAAAGTGCTCAAAATGAGCACTTTACGAAGGGACGCGCTTGCGCGAGACGTGCTTTTTGCGCTTGCGCGGACGCTTCGCGTTCGCTCGGCACGCGCGCGTCTTGCGCGCGCTTTTGCGCGAGCCCATGATCGACATCGCGCGTCGAATGATCTCTTGTTCAGTTTCGTGTTTCATGTGAGTTCTCTTCGTTGTTGTCGTCGATGTGTTTCTGCAGCTCGATCAAGCCATCATATTTGTGCGCGCTGATCTGTTTGCGATCGAGCATCCGCTTCAAGTAGAGCGGCAATTGAATCTTGTCTTCGCTGTCGCCGAGATAGAACTTGATCGCCTTGAGTCGGTGATAGCCCGCGACCTCGAACTCAGGGTAACACAGCACGCCGCTGCGCAGCAGTTCGTTGACGACTTCGCTGCTGCGCTTGCGCACGTATGCTTGCTGATCGCGACGGGCTGAGCCGAACTGCGCGAGCGCGATCGCTTTGATCGTCGTCACGCCGTTGCCGTGACGCGACAGCTCGATCATGTCGCGCGTGATCTTGTGCTGGTAGCGCCCGACTTTGTTCGAGATCAGACGCCCAGCGACTTTGACGAGCTTCGCTTCAACTCTCGCGAGCTGTCTGTTCTTCAATTCTTTTCTGCGCTGTTTCGCGAGGCTCATAAGTCCTCCACTGCTGAGCGCAGGTGAGTGCGCACTTCGTTCAAGCGCAACATCGCTTCGTGCGAACCACCCTTGTCCGGGTGCAGCTCGATGCTGAGCACTTTGTAGCCGATGTCGATCAGACGATGCGCGAGCTTCTGCAGCGCGTCGCTTTCTTGTTTGCGCGAGAGTTCGTCACGCTCAAAAATCTGTGACTGCTTGCGCGCTTGCGCGACGCGATCTTTGACGGTCGATTGCCACGCGGGCTGATGATGCGCGCTTGCGTTCGGCCGCCACGCTTCAGACGCTGTTCTGAACGACGATCGAGATCGTCGCTTGTTGAACGCCATCATGTAATTGCTCGCCGTTGAAGCTGAGAGGTGGAAGTTTTGCGCGAGCCAATTTTTCCACTTCCCGAGTTCAACTTGTGCTTTCGCTTCGTGCAGCATGCCGCCGATCTTGATGTAGTAGTCGAGACCCGCTTCGTATGCGTCGGCGAGTGTTTCCTTGATCAGTGGCACGAGCGTTGTGAGCGGTCGCGCGACGATCTTGCTTTGTCCATTTTTCTGCAATGTTTTAGTCATATAGCGAACAGTATCAGCGAACACTTTGTAGATGTCGAATTGATTTTTTTGTTGACTGCAATGTCACAGCGTGACAGCGTGACAGCGCGATGCCTTTCGTCAAGCTCGACACGAACATCTTGAACTCGACTCTCTGGTTTGAGCGCATGTGCCGTGAGATTTTTCTGACCGCGCTTTTGATGGCAGAGCCGCGAGAGTTCGCTGAAGCGCAAGAGCAGATCGAGATTCGCTCGATGAAAAAGACGGGCTGGAAAGTCCCGCCCGGCTGGTACGGGTTCGTGCCCGCAGCGAGCGTCGGGATTATTCGACGCGCGATGATCGACGATCAAGAAGCGGGTCTCGATGCGATGGAACAGCTCGGCAGCCCTGAAGCAGGGTCGCGCACTGCTGACTTTGATGGGCGACGACTCGTTCGCGTTGACGGCGGCTTCGTCGTTCTGAATTATTTCAAGTACCGCGATCGCGACTACACGGCAGCAGAACGCCAAGCACGTTATCGTGCGCGCAAGAAAGCTGGCATCAGCAAACGTCAACAATCGTCAACATCATCAGTTTCGTCACGGCGTGATGTTGACGGTGTCACGCGTGACGGAGGCGAACAGTCACGTGACGTCACGCAAGCAGAAGCAGAAGCAGAAGCAAAGATAACCAAGACATTGGGCAAATCGTCGCGCGCAAGCGCGACCAGCGTCAGTGATGATGAGTGGTTGAGATCACTCGCTCAAGACAAGACCTACAACGGGCTCGACGTTGTGCGCGAGCACGGCAAGATGCTGAACTGGTGCAAAGCGAACAACAAGACTGCTTCTCGACGTCGCTTCATCAACTGGTTGAACCGCGCTGAGCGTCCGATGTCGCGCACGGCGCCGAGCGCGCACGACGACGATCGCATCGAAGCTGAGATGAACGCATCTCGACGCAGATTGCAAGAATATCGCGAAAAGAAAGCGAGCAAGCTATGAGACCAGAGTTCGAGGTGACGATGGACGAGTTCAACGAGATGAGCAAGAGCGAGCAGATCAACGCGCTCTGCGACTTTCACGAGTGCAACGAGAAGAAGCGCAAGATTCACTTTCGACAATACGTGCACAAGCGTTGGAACCCGCACCCGCCGCGTCGCTTCGTGCAGTGGTGGGAGAAAGACGGTGGCGCGATCTTCACTGAGCAAAAGACCGGGCGTCGTTGGGCGGGCGTCGAGACTCGTGTCGCGTTCAACTGCGAAGCGGTGCGTGAAGCGTACCGTGAAGCGAAGCAGGTCGGGCTCGCATGATCATCTGCACGAAGACAGCGTTCAAGGACACGGCGGCGATCAGACGTCACCTCACGCGTCAGCGTCGCGACGGCAAACCGCGCAAGCAGCTCGCGCGCAGTTGTTACTTCTGCGCGCAGTGCGACGCGTTTCACTTGACCTATCCGGCGAAAGGCGGGCACAAGAAGCACTGATGAAAAAAATCGCGAAACGAATCGTCGATCGAATCTACTACTACTTCGAGATGATGGACGTCGAGCTGCCCGCGTTCACGCGCGAAGCAGTCGAAAAGGTTGTGACAGATGAACTGAAAAGAAACGAGAAGCGCGCCGCAATGCGCGGGCGCGAAGAAAGCGAGGACACAGAACATGGGCAAAACAGTTGAAGACTTGATTGAGTCGCGCGAGATGCGCGAGAAAAACCTGCGCGACTACGGCGGCGAAGCACCGACGTCAATCTTGCGCTACGACAAGAAGACAATGGCGCTCGATCTCATCGTCGAGAACGAGCGATCTTACGAGAACACAGCTGACTATGGCGCTTATGACTCAACGAGCGCGCTCGGTAAAGTCTTCGGTGTCAGTTCGCGCACGTGTCGCGGTGAGGGTGCTGGTCTCTCGCGCTTCCCGCAGAACGTAGGGCGCGCGCTGCTGCTGCTCTACACGAAAGCAGGTGATCGAGTGGTCGATCCTTTCGCTGGACACAACTCACGACTCGAACTCTGCTTTCGCGCCGGTCGCAGTTACTGGGGCAACGACATCAGCGCGAAGTTCCAAGCTGCGAACGCGCGCGTGCTCGAAGTGCTGCACGAAGAGCGCAAGAGCGACATGTTTCAATCGAGCGAAGAAGCGCCGATCGTGCGCTTGACGACGGGTGACTCGCGCAAGCTGCCGTGGGACAGCGGCATCGGTGACTTCACGATCACGAGCCCACCCTACTACTGTCTCGAACATTACGGCGACGAGCCCGAGCAGCTTGGCAACAACGCGCGCTCGTATCAGCATTTCCTTGATCGACTGTTCGACGTGATGAAAGAAAACTTGCGCGTGCTCAAGAGCGGTCGCTTCTGCGTCTGGTGCGTGAACGACTTTCGCTTCGACGGTATCTTTCGTTCGTATCACAGCGACGTCATCAGGCTGATGAACAAGGCTGGCTTCGTGCAGCACGACATCGCGATCATCGACCTCGGTTCGTCAATCGCGGCCGCGTTCGTCAATCAGATTTTTGAGCGCAAGCTGCTGCCGAAGCGGCACGAGTATGCGCTGATCTTTCAAAAGCCAAGATGATGAAAACAAAAAAACCAAAGCAATACCAATTCGACTTCAGCAACACAAAGAGAGAACGACCGGAGCTGCCCGACTACGTGCGCGCGTGCAAGGGTCCGCTGCACAACGGCGAAAAAATCTCGACGACGCTCTTCGTGAGCGCGCGCTCGTGGTTCTGCCGCGAGTGTCAGCGCGAGATCGACAAGCAGCGTGGCAATTTGCGCGGCGAGCCGCGCACTGTGCGTAGTGAGCGATTGCGCCGTGACAAGCTCACTGCTGCTGCTGCGAACGAGTGACAACATTCGCGCTGAAAGAAGATCGCGTTCGCGTTGAGCGTCACCGCGTCGAGTCGATCGACGTGCTCGTCTACCGCGCAGACGACGCGATCAGTGACGGCTTCTCGCCCTACGTGAAGTGCGCGGTGCTGCCCGCGTTCTGCGACTGGGCTGCTGAGCACGGACTGCGTGCGCTCGGTTACTACGCATCGCGCGAATCCTTCTGGGTCGGCGATCTGAAGCGCGAATGCGACAAGCGCGCGATCAAAGCAGTGATCACGCACCCGCGCACGAAAGAACCACCGCCGTGGGCGCGAGCGATCGGCGATTCACTCGTGCTGCTCAAGCCGAACGTGTATCAAGTGAACTTCAACATCAGTCGCAAGCAGCTCTTCGATCGCTTCGCTGAAACAGGGCTCATGCTGCCGATGGGCATCGACGTTTTTGCGTTCGTTGATCTGCAGACGAAGTTCTTCAAGCGTTACGCGCTGCCGAAAGCCGCAAGCTACATCGTGCCCACGGGAAGCGGCACCGCGCTCTCGTGTCTCGCGCTCGCATTGAGCAACAAGCAGAGCTGCACGCTGCACGGCGTCGTCAGCCGCCCGATCAAATCAGTGCAGCGCGTGATCGAGAACAACATCGCGATGAAGACGACGCCGATGATCGAACTGCACGACGACTCAACTGACGGCCACGATGCGACTGCTGATGACGCACCGTGGCCAGTCAGCAAGGGCTGGGAGCGACGCGCTTACGCGTGGCTGAAAAGCAACATCAGCTCGCTCACGCAGCCGATCTGCTTCGTCAGTCTCGGTCGTTAGCGCTTGCCCTTGCGCAGACGACGACGCTCAGCGCGTGCTTTCTTCTTCGCTGCGACGTGCGCGAGCGCTTTCCAACGCAAGAGCATTGCGTAGAGATCGCCCGCCATGATCGAGTGAGAGCTTGAACGACGACGACCACGCTCACGCAGCGTGATCAAGCCGTGCGGCCACACTTCGACGATCATGTCGTGACGATAGCCACGTGGCACATTCTCATCGCGCACTTTGATCTTTCGATAAGGTTTTCGATTCACGATGCGCTTGCACTTGCAATCGCACTGCGAATCGCCGTTGTTCGGGCACTCATCGTTGTGAACGTCATGCCACTCTTTGACGTGCCCAGTTGTGTTCTTTGTCATACAGGTTAGACAATCGAACAGTTTGCTAATTATGTCAAGCACGCTGTTGAGCACTGAGACTCACGAGCGCAAAAAATAATTTGAACGCGCTTTTTTGCGATTCCCTCGATCGACGATCACGAAAAAATCGACAACCGCACGAGAGAGAAAAATTTTTTTCAGCGCAATTCTGCATTTGACAGCTTTTTTCAGTCATGCGAGAAGCGAACGTCAACAGCAACGATGCGCGACAAAAACGGCAATCGCCCACAGCAAACTGAGGCGCAGCTGCTTCAACGCAAACGCGTGCTCAAACCGTTCACGAAAGGCTTCGACCCGCGACGCAATCTGAAAGGCCGCCCGAAGAGCTTTGAAGCGTTCCGCGCTCTCGCTCAAGAGATCGCTGCTCAGATGATCAAAGATGACAAGACTGGCGAGCTGCGCAGCAACGCTGAAGCAATGCTGCGCAACTGGGCAGCGAGCGCAGAACCACAGCTGCAGCGCGCGTTCATCGAATATGCTTTTGGGAAAGTGCCCGACAAGATCGACACCGATGTGCTCGACACGAAGACGACGCTCATTCTGCACTATGGCCACGAAAGAGAAAAGCGAGACGAAGATCATCGACGGCTATCTGCCGACGTTCCATAACGCGCAGATCGAGATCGCTGAGACTCGCGCACGCTACAAAGTGATCGCCGCTGGCCGCCGCTTCGGCAAAGGCGTGCTCGGTATCAGCGCCGCTTTTCACAAAGCGTCACGCAACAAGCACTGCAGATGGGTCGCACCGTCTTATGCGAGCGACTCGTATCAGTCGGGCTGGCGCATGGCGAATGAACTCGCACTGCAGATTCCCGGTTGTGAAGTGCAGCTGCAGAAGAAAGCGTTCGACTTCTCGCGCATCAACGGCGGCTGGTTGCAGTTTCGCACAGCTGAAGAACCAGACGCGCTGCGCGGTGAAGGCATCGACTTCGTCGTCTTCGATGAAGCTGCGCACGTCGATCATCTGCAAGAGATGTGGGAGCAATGCGTGCGCCCTTCGCTCATGGACTCGCGCGGCGACGCGTGGTTCATCAGCACGCCTTTCGGCTTCAACTACTTCAACGAACTCTATCAGCGCGGCTTTCACGACAGTGACTGGCACAACTTTCAGTATCCGACGAACGCGAACCCGCACATCGACAAGAAAGAGATCGCTGATCTGCGCAGAACATTGCCTGCACTCGTCGCGCGGCAAGAGATCGACGCCGAGTTCGTGCAGCTCGCTGGCGCGCTCTTCAAGCGTCAGAACATCATCGTGCTTGAGCACGAGCCGCAGAACGTCGCGTGGGTGCGCTCGTGGGACCTCGCGTTCACCGAGAAGACGACGAGCGACTTCACTGCCGGCGTGAAGATGGGCGTGACGCAAGACGGCACGATCGTTGTCGCTGACGTTGTGCGTGCGCGCTTTGAGTGGCCTGACGCCGTGCGCTGCATCGCGAACACGGCTCACCTCGACGGCGTCGCAACGCGTCAAGGCATCGAAGTTGTGAGCGCGCAAGTCGGCATGATGCAGACATTGATGCGCGACCCGCTGCTTGTTGCGCACACATTCACGCCGATCGAAGTCACGCGCGACAAGCTCACGCGCGCGCTGCCTGTCGTTGCGCGCAGCGAGCAAGGCAAGTTCGCGATCGTGCGCGCTGCATGGAATCAGAGCTTCATCGACGAGCTGTGCGCGTTTCCTGAGAGCGCGCACGATGATCAAGTCGATGCGACGAGCGGCGGCATGACACTGCTCACGCTGCCGACAGGCGCGATCACTGACATCGCGAAGATTCACTACGGCAAGCCTGCACCGTCGCGCTTTGCGCAAGGCTTCAAACCTCGACGACTCGTGACAGCATGAACAGAATCGCGAGCAAACGACACTCAAAGCGTGGTGCGGGCGGGCGCTTCACAGCGCGCACGAACGGCGTGAAAGCGATTGACGCGCAATCGACGATGAAGCTCCCGCTCAACACGCTCAAGCGACGCACAACGCGCGCCAACCAGTTCAACTGGATTCTGCCAAGCGTTGGCGCGATCACGCCGACATATCTTGAGATGATTCTGCGCGGCGCGCTCGCGGGCAATCACGTGCAGCAGTATCAGCTCTTCGATCTGATGATCGACACGTGGCCAGAGCTGAACGCGTGCGTGCAAGAGCTGACCTATGGCGTCACACGACGCGAGATCATCTTTGACCCGTTCACTGAAGAAGACGAGAAGCCGAGCGCGAGCGCGATCGAGCGCACGAAGCTCGTGAGCGCAGTGCTGCGTCGAATGCAGCCTGATGTGACGCAAGACGAGAACGGCTTGCGCGAGACCGTCGCTGATCTCATGGACGGCTGGTTCAGAGGCGTCGTCTGCGCAGAAGTGATGTGGCAAACGATCGACACGGGCACAAGCGGCACTGCAACGGGGCCGCGCGCGACTGCATGGGTGCAACCGCAGACGTATGGCTTCAATCAAGACGGCGTGCTCGGCTACAACACAGCGCAATACTACACGGACACGTCGCTCTACGTTGCGCCGACGCAGATGCAGCTCGTGCCTTTCCCGCCCGACAAATTTCTCGTTGGCATTCACAAAGTGAAGAGCGGCAGCCCGCTCGGCGGTCCCATGTTGCGCTCGCTCGCGTGGTGGTGGTGCGCTGCGAACTTCTCAAGCGATTGGCTGCTCAATCTCGCGCAAGTGTTCGGCCTTCCATTTCGCTGGGCGAACTACCCGACAGCGACAGCTGACGCGACGATCGCAGCGATCTGCGACATGCTCGCGAACATGGGCAGTGCAGGCTGGGCGGCGTTCCCTGAAGGCACGGTGATGGAGCTGAAAGACATCGGCGAACGCGGTGGGCACTCGCCGCAAGACAGTCTGCTCGATCGCGCTGATCGTTACGCGCGCAGCTTGATTCTCGGTCAAACGATGACGGGCACGACCATGACAAGCGGCAAAGGCGGGCAAGCGTTCGGCACCGTCGAGTCGCAGCTCAAGCAAGATCGACTCGAAGCTGCGAGCGCGTATGTCGCAGCGATCTTCAACGAGCAGCTGATTCCGTCGATCTTGCGCTTGAACTACGGCAACGAAGATGAGTGTCCGATCTGTCGCTTCTTGCAAGAGAACGAGGGCACGTATCAAGACGCGCAGCGTGATCAGATTCTCGCGAACATTGGACTGCCGATTCCGCTCTCGCACATGCGCAAGAAGTATTCAATCCCTGAGCCCGAGGGAGATGAAGAAGTGCTGCAACCGCCTGCGCTGAAGCCGCCGGTCGCGCCGCCGACGCCGCTGCAAGAGAAAGCGCAGCAAGGACAGCCCGTGAGTCAGCAGCAGCAAACGCGCAAAGAAGAGAAAGCGAAAGAAGTGCAAGCGAAGCTCGAAAAGATTGCGCTGATCACTGATGACGAAATTTTTGGGCGCGAACTGAAGCGCTTGAGCAGTGAACTCGTGAACGACGGAGAAAAAACATGATCAACGGTGCAGCAACATACGTGTTCAACATTGTCGGCGATGGCGTCGAGACGCAGATTCTGATTCCGTTGCGCGGCTTGAAAGCGCCAGACCCGTTTGTCGATCAAGCGACGCCGACTGGCTTCGTCAATCCCGTGAAGGTTGGACCCGCGCCCGGTGGCGGAACGATCACGCTGCAAGCAGATGGCTTGAACGCTCTGCTCGTGTTCGACACGCCACCGACGACGAGTCAGACCGAAGTTCAGATCACTGCGCTTTTTGGGACGAAGCGAATATGAAAAAAAAGTCACCACCGAAAAAAGACAAAAGGAGACCGAAACCAATGACAACTGCAAACGAAGAAACAACGATCGAAGAGGCGCCGCTACCTGAACCGCAACCGGCGCCCGAACCAGCGCCCGAGCCGGCGCCCGAGCAAGAGAAGCCTGCTGCAACAGCGACGCTGAGTGAAGATGACGTCGCTCTGCGGCTGAAGTTCGCGACATGAGTGACGAGAACAACACGCCGATCGAGTGTCGCGCTGCTGTTCAGCTTGATCGCATCTCGCGCAACGAGATCGTGTTCTTGCCGAGCGGTCTGCACGCGATCACGCCCGTGCAAGGCGGTATCGGCAAGCCCATCAAAGTGCTTGTCGATGCGAACACTGCAGGCGCGATCGAGCAGCAGCGCAGCGAGATCGAAGCGCGCACTGACAAGCGCGTCTATTTCGATTTCAATCACGAAGACGGACGCGCGTCGTTCTGGCCGAGTTCGTTTCACTGGCGCGCCGGCGAAGGCGTAGTCGCCAAAGGCGACTGGTCTGCGAGCGGGCGCAAAGCGGTCGAGGGCAAAGACTTCAGAGCGTTCTCGCCTGTCTTTCACGTTGACGACAAGCGCAAAGAGCCGTGCAAAGTCGTGTGCTGCGTGAGTGCAAGTCCGAACATGGGCGGCTTGGTCAACGACCCCGCCTTTTCAGCTTTGCCCTTGTGGGCAAAAAATGCCGGTGAGACGCCGGAGCAAGACAAAAAACCAAACAATGGAGAGACTACAATGACAAACGAAGAAGAACTCGCACAGCTCCGGGCGAAGAACGAGGAGCTTGAGAAAGAAGTTGAGAAGCAACGCGCGATCGTCGCTGCGAATGCAGGCGATGAAGGCGCGAAAGTGAAGTTGAGTGCTGCTGAAGCAGAAGCGAAAGCTGCAGCGCTTGAGGTTGAAGCTGCAGAAGTGCGCGCGAAGAACGTGCTGCTTGCTGATCAGATCAACAAGCGCAATCGCGCTGACGCAGAGAACGAGATCAAGGCGGCAGTCGCGCGTGGTGCGATCTTACCGAAAGACATCGTCACGCAAGAGAAGTGGCGCGTGCAGATCAGCGCTGACCCGGGCACGTTCATTCCGATGATTCGCGCGATTCCGAGCGCGAACGACGCGCTCAAGAAGCGCTTCAGTCCGATCGTCTCGTCTAACCGTGACGTCTCGATCAGTGTCGAGGATCCGTTCAACGTGTATGGGAAGCTCGCGCGCATTCAGCAAGAGGCGATTCACGCCAGCTCGATGGAAGACAAGCGTCGCTGCGCTGAAGAGTTCAGCGCGATCTACGCTGGCGCGTTCAAAGACACGCCGAAGAACGCAGAGCTGCGCAATCGCTTGATCGGCACTCGTCTGAGTGTCGCGAGCGATGCGATCAAAGCTGCTGATGTGACGGATGCGAACCTCGGCACGATCGCGGGCACGCTCGTGACGTTGCGAACGCTTGAGCTGCTGAAGTTCATCTTCCCGCCGCTCACGCGCTTCACGACTGACTTCTCAGATCAACCGGCGACGTTCAATCAGACGATCGTGACGCGCATCATCACTGTGCCAACGGTTGTCACCTACTCGACTGCGACTGGGTGGGCAGACACGAACGCGCAAACGACCGACGTGACGATCAAGATCGACCAGCACAAGGGTGTGCCAATCACGTTCAACGAGAACTTGCTCGCATCGACGATGCGTCGCTTGTTCGACGAGTTCGCAGAGGCGAGCGCCTACGCGCTTGGCAAAGACATGGTCGACAATCTCTACACGAGATTGACTGACGCGAACTACACGAACAACACCGTGAGCGCGAGCACAGCGTTCAATCGCGCGACTTGCGTTGACATCGGCGTTGCTCTGAGCACGCGCGGCGTGCCGCTCGGGCTTGGCAACCGCACGATGCTGCTCTGGCCAGCTGCGTTCGGTAACCTTGAGAAAGATTCCTCGATGGTGCAGTTCGCGACGAACGTGCCGCGCCCTGAGATCGTGACTGATGGAGTCACGCCCGCGAGCGCATTCGCGATCAGTGTTGAAGCGTTCAACATCTACAGCGCACCGAACATGCCGAGCAACAACGCGAACTTGGTCGGCTTTGCCGGCTCGAAGAGCGCGCTCTGCATTGCGACGCGCACGCCGAACGATTACACGAGCGTGCTGCCCGGCGCTTCGTTCGGGAACGTGCAGATGGTGACTGACCCTGACATCAACATCACGGTGATGCAGGTACAGTATGTCAATCACACGCTCGGCACTGCAACGTCGCGCATTGCGCTGATGTATGGCACTGCTGCAGGTCAGACTGCCGCAGGACAACTGATCAAAGCCGCAGCTGGAACTGGTTCAGCTCGATAACAGATTGGAGGAACAGCTTACTCATTCGCGCTTCAAGTTAGGCGAACATCAGAACCCAAGGGAAACGGAGAGATCCGAACGCAGCGCTTGGGGCGCGTTTGAGTAACACTGATGAAGATCGACACATACAATGGCTGGTTCAAAGGCGTTGGTGACATCGTCTGCTTCGCGTGGCTCGGCGAGGGCTGCGTCGCCGCAGGCGATGACATCGAGTTCTTTGCCACCGACTGGAGAGCCGAGATGCTCAAGATGTTTCAACTGAGTGTCACGAACGACCCGACCGGCGCGAGACTCACGCATCAAGGCTACGAGACAGCAGTGAAGAACGACTCGCCGCTCTCATACTTGCAGTGGATGGCGTACCACCTCGGCGTCACCGCACAGCCGAAACGTCCGAGACTCAATCTCGTGCCGATGGATCGCGAGATGGGTCGTCGCGACAGCGCAGAAGTGCTCATCTTTCCGTCGTCGTATTCGCCCGTGAGAACGTGGCCGCGCAACTACTTTGTCGAGCTTGGTCTGATTCTGCGTGACGCTGGCTACAGCGTGAAAGTCGTGACTGAGCAGCGTGACTACGCGTTCTTCATGCCGTTTCACTGCATCGTCGGGCAGAACTGGAACTACATCGCCGCTGCGATGCAGAGTGCGCGCTTGGTGATCGGCAATGACAGCGGACCCGCCCACCTCGCGGGCACGATTGGCACGAAGACGATCGCGATTCAAGGCGCAACGACTGAGCGCATCTACGCGCACATTCCTGAAGTGATCAGCTATCGAAAGAAAGCGCTCGACTGCGCGGGCTGTCATTGTTTGCGCCCGAACTTTCGCGCGTCGTGTGAAGTTGGATGTCTTGAGCTGTATCGCACGCTGCCTGAAGAGGTGGCGGGCTTCGCGCTCGCGCAGCTTGAGCAAGAAGAAGCAGCAACACTTGTCGGAGACTTAACATGATGCAAATGGGCTTTGGTATGGGCGGAATTGAAGATCAGATCATCGAGTGCGCGCGCGAGATCACGCAGCGCTTCAACAGCGTCACTTACATCGAGATCGGTGTCGGTGAAGGCGCGACTCTGAGTGCGATCGCGTCAACGCTCAAAGAGAGCGGCAAGCAGTGGCGCGCGATTGGCGTCGAGCTGCCGAACGGTTACTCGTTCGACCGTCAGAAGACGATCGACTGGGCGAAAGCACGCGACGTCACGCTCAACTTCGTCTCACCGAACGGCGCGATCGTGCACCCAGCGTGGTCTGCGGTGACTGTTTATTTCAAAGACTCGCAGAGCTTCTTGACTGAGTTGTGGCAAGCGCCGATTCAGTTCGCAATGATCGACGGTTGTCATGGCAAGCCATGCGTGATGCTCGACTTTCTCGCGCTTGAAGCGTTCATGCAGAAGAACTCGATCATCATGTTTCACGACTTCGATGAAGATCAGCGTGGGCACTATCAGCCGCACTGCCCGACAGGTCTCGACGTGATGGGCGCAGTCGCAGAGCTTGGTCTGATGAGCGGGCGCCGCAGCGGCTGGCAATTTGTGAAGAAGATGAACGCGAACCGCGTGAAGGGCGGCTGGGACATGGGGCTTTTCGAGAAGACGACGAACTGACATGGCGAACTGGAAAACACTCACCGGCGACAACATTCGCTTGCTCGACACTGAGCGCACGATCATGGCGAACGCGACGCCGCTGCAAGACCTCGACACGTGTATGCAGTCAGCGTGCGACTTCGTGCGTGGTTACGTCGCGGGCGGCGGCAACATTGTTGAAGCGACGGGTGTGCCGCCAGAGTGCGTTGATGATGCGATCGTGATCGCGCGCTACAGCTATCTCGCGCAAGACCCGACGGGCACGCTGCTCACCGACATCAGAAAGAAAGAGAAAGACGACGCGCTTGCGCATCTGCGCGACATCGCGAAAGAACTGAGCGCTGTGACGCAGGGCGCGACGACGCTTCCGCCGCTCAGCGTCGGCAAGTGGGGCAGCGCGCAGCGCATCGCGATGATCACCGAGAACGTGCCACCGCCATGAACCGACTACTTTTTGCCGCCTCGGCGCTACCTCCGACAGAGGCTCGGGCTTTAGTCTCTGTGCTTTGCTCATCGACGCGCCGAGTGCGGCAAATAACTTCATTCGAGCGCACGCGCGCGAGACTGAAGCGACGCTTCAAGAAATCGCTCGTGCGCGTGCTGAAGTTCGCGAAGCACGAGACACTGCGAAAGCTGCATCGCTTCATGTTCAAGCACCGCCCGCTCGTTGGGCAGGACGCACCGCCGGGCGTCGCGTTCGATCGCGATCAGCTGCGTCAAGACTTGATTCAACTGATGCGACAAGAGCTGCCCGACATGCTCGATGACGCGCGTCAAGGCACGCTCGACGCGCTCAACTATCACTCACCGTGGGAGCTGCCCGCGCAAGACGTGCTCGATCTGATCGCGCGTCGCGAGAACTTGATCAGTGGGCTGCCCGACGAGTTGTTCGCAGACGTGCAGCGCGAGCTGAGCGAGGGCATGAATCAGAACGAGTCGCTCGCTGATCTTTCTGATCGCGTGCTTGCGATCTTCGACGACTTCACGAGCGAGCGCGCTGAGCTGATCGCCGACACTGAGACGAGCGCGGCTTACGCTTACGCCGCGAACGCTTCTGCTGAAGAAGCGGGCGTCGAATACAAGCAGTGGATTCACTCTGAAATCTCGAAAGTGCCGCGTGAAGATCATCTCGCGATCGACGGGCTGATCGTGCCATTTGACGAAGCGTTCCCGGTGGGCGATCCGCCGCTGATGTATCCGCACGACGAGAACGGGAGCGCCGAAGACGTGATCAACTGCAACTGCATTGCGATTCCAGCAACACAAGAGGACTACGACGCACAAGAAGAATGAAACACGCTGCGATGACGATTGAGATTCCGCGCGAGACGCAAGAGCGCATCAAGAAGCTCGTGCTGTTGCCTGAGGGCGTGCCGCAAGCGATCGCGCGCGGCATGGACTACGCGCTCTCGATCGTGCGCGGGCGCATTCAGAAGACGCGTTTGAGCGGCAAGGGTCCGTTTCCGCCTGAGCAGCGCAGACTCGGCGAAGTGAGAGGAAAGCTGAAAGAGTCGCTGCTTGAATCAAAAGCAGTGATCACTGACGGCGGCAAGACGATCACCGGTGAGATCGGTTCGAGCATCTTCTACGGTTTTCTGCACGAGTATGGCTTTGTGAAAGACGATGTCGTGCGCGGCGGTGGCAAGCCCTATCGACTTGAGTTCCCTGAGCGCGCGCCCGTGCGCACTGGCATCGAAGAGAACAAAGACTTCATTGGCGAAGAGATCGCCTATGAGATCGACAAACTGCTTGAGGAGACAGCGCGATGAGTCAGCTCGTCAATCTGCAGAACGCGATCATCGCACGCTTGACTGCGAGCGACCCGGCGGTGCCGTCGCTCACGCCGGCGAGCGGCACTCAGATCAACTGGCTCACCGAGGACATTGGCGACTTGATGAACAATATCGAGAAACGACTAGGCGCGATGGGCATCGTCGGCACCGTGATGACACCCGGTGGTGGCAAAACTTTTCAGCAGGGCGTGTATCCGGCGGCGTTCCAATGCACGATCGAGGTTCAGATTCAAGAGAATGTGACGATCAATCGTGGTGCGAGCGGCACTCAGATCGCATCGCTCGATCTCGTCGAGTTTGTGATCAAGCGTCTGCACTTGTTCTCGCCGCAGCATCACCGCGCTGACCGAATTGAGCTTGCTGAAGTGCCCTACAAGCTCGTCGCTGACACACCGATCTTGGTCTACAACGTCAACTTCGTCGCACCACTAACATTAGGAAAATAAAAACATGAACGAACCACTGCCACAATTTCTCACGCCCGGACTTGAAGTGCTGCTCGTCGGTCACGATCACAAGGCGCATCGCGCGCGCATCACTGAAGTCTTGCACTCAAGCGGCGCGCGTCTCGAATCGCTCGATGGCAAAGCGAGCAGCGTGAGCGAATATTCTGAGACGAAAGAGATCAACACTTTTCACTTTCCGTCTGCCTCGGCGGGAGCGAAAACAAAATCAGAGGCGCAAACTTAACAAAGGACACCCACAATGGATTACGGAGCAACATACTCGAAAGAGCGACACACCGGTCGAGGCTATTTCACCGCGACCGGCTCGACAAACATCCTCGATCTCGGCAACATTCAGATGTATGAGAGCGACTTTGGCATCAAACGAAAAGAGCACTACAGCGCGCGTCGCGGCGTGCTCAGCATGGATCGTTATGACGCATACAGCTCGATGGGCGCTTGGCACATCACGCTTGATGAGTTCACAACGACGACACTGCCGCTCTTTTGGTCAGGCACCGCGAACGCGAACTTCTCGCAGAGCGCAGGCACTGCGGCGACGTTCATGTTCACATCGAAGAAAGGCGCTGCTGCTGACGTCGGCAAATATGGGCTGAACAACGCGTCGCTGACGACGCCAACGTCGAAGGCAGAGCCGGGCGATTACATCATCGACCGTGGCGGCGGCAAGGTCTACATTCCGCTCGGCAGCACGATCGCAGATGCGACTGCGTGCACGGTGACTTACGATTGCCCGGCGCTGACGTATGACAGCGTGACTGCGCTCAATACGTTGAATCGCCCGGGCAGTCTTGAGCTGCAGAGTGAAGACGACTCGCAAGCGGGCATCGGCACCGGCACTGGAGCGGTCGCGCCCGTGCGCTACATCTTCACGTTTCCGTGCATTCTGTCGATCGACAAGAGCGGTCAGTTCAAGCCCGACAGCTATCGCGAAGCGATTCTGATCGCGACGTTGACTTCACCGATGACAGTGAAGAGACTGACGACCTAAGAACTATGGCGAACGAACAAGACAAAGCGGCACAAGACCTCGTCACCGTTGCAGGCGGCGTCGATCTCGAAGTCAAATATCAGAACAACGGGCATGGCGAGATCGTGAGAGTGAGGCAGCTTCCGATCTCGAAGATCAGCGAGTTTCTGATGTCAATGGGCAACGAAGCGATGACGATCGAGCTTTACTGCGACAAGCCCGGCGGCTGGGCAGACACGTTGACGATCGAGAGTGCGAACGCAGTCGCTGACAAAGGGCAAGAGATCAACATGCCTTTTTTGAACGCTTGGTGGAGACGACAAGCGAAATGGAGAGACATGCAAGCAGCGTGGATGCCAGAAATCGACGCAAAAAGTGCAAAGACAGCAGCATCACCCTCGGTCAGCTCTGCGCGTCAGTCGCCTATCACTACCACCTGACGCCGCAGCAAGTCGCAGAGTTCACGCTGCCACAGCTGATGCTGTGGCACGAGCGCTCCTTCGTCGAGACGGGCTACAAAAAGCTGCTCGATCTCGAAGTGTCGCTCGTGCCACACACTGAGAAGCCTGATCGCACTTTGCGCAATTTGCGCGATGATCTGCTCAAGATGACGAGAACAGGAGAGTGACACAATGGCGAACCCGACGAGCACACTGAACGTTCAAGTCGTCACGAGCGCGAACTTGAGCGGGCTGCAGCAAGTGCAGCAAGCGTTCTTCAATCTCAAGAACGCATTTGAAGTCGCCGGTGCTGAAGAGGCGCTCAACGGCGTTCTCAACGTTGTGCAGAAGATCGGTGACGCCGTGATGGAGACCGTCAACAAAGCGGCGCAGCTGCAGAGCGAAGCGTTCCCGCTGCGCGCGATGATTGGCGACGCTGAAAAAGCGAACGCCGTGATCACACAGATGGAGCAAGTCTGGCAAGAGTTCGGCGTCGTCAGCAACGAAGCGCTCGCGAACACGGTGCGGATGCTCATTCTCACGCACACGCACGTGGACAATTTGATTCCGCGCATGATGGAGATGGCGCAGATTCACATCGCGACGGGCGTGAGCGTCGAAGCACTCGTCGGCTCTTACGCGAAGATGAAGATGGCGATCGAGAACGTGACCGCGCCCGCGACGCGCGGCATGGGCGAACTGATGCAAGGCACGGTCACGCTGATGAACCTGCTTGAGGATCACTTCACGAAGTTGGAAGGCCACACCGTCACCGAAGCTGAGCTGCTCACGAGATTCAAAGCGGGCAAGGTCTCGATTGACGATCTGAACAAAGCTCTGCGTGAATCAGTTGAAGCAGGCGGGCGCTTTGAGCACTCGATCGAGGGCTTTCAACTGACGTGGAACGGCGCCGTCACCGCAATGAAGACCGCGTGGCAGGGCTTTGAAGTCGAGATCGGCAAGCCCATCATCGCGTTCGCGACGCCTTACATCAACGAGATCACGCGCATCGAGAAAGCGCTCGCGAAGATCGCTGAAGAAAAAGGCTGGCAAGTGGCGCTGCTCGCAGCGTGGACGATCGTGATCGACAAAATGGCAGAAGTCTCTGCCACAGTTCTCACTGAAATCTTCTTGAAGCTCGGACCCGCTCTCGCCGACGCGCTCTGGCTCGGTTTTCTTGAGCGCACGAAGCAGACTCTGAACTTCCAGCAGCTGCGCGATTTGTTCAGCGGTAACTTCGGCAAAGCGCTTCAAGAATCACTCAGCGCGTTCGACTGGGAAACAGTCCTCAAAAAAGTGACCGAAAACTTGCTCAAGAACACGAAGATCAGCGCCGAGCAAGCGAGAAAACTTCTCGAAGAAACGCTCGCGCAGATCAAGATGCCGCCGATCTTGCCGCCGGAATCGGTCGAGAACACTGAGCGCGTCAATCAAGGTCTCAAGCAGATCGAAGCGTCGCTGAAAGCTGACGAAGCAGTTCTCGAACACATCAAGACGACGCAAGAGATCATCAGTCGCAATCCGTTCATCAGTGCTGATGAGAAGACGCGCGCAACGATCGCGACGATCAGAGCTGATCTGCTCGCGATCAACAAAGAGGTCGCTGATCTGCAGGCGAAGAAGAGTTTCCTCAGCGACCCGGCGAAGATCGCAGAGGTCGACGCGCAGATCGCGAAGATGCGTGATCAGTTTCGTCTCGTCTTCGCGCAGCTGCAGGTCGCGACCCGTCCGCTTCAAGCCGAGCTTGGGCGCTGGGCGCAGAGCTTCGGCGACACGATGACGCAAGTCGCGAAGACGATCGAAGACACGGTCGGCGTCGCGCTGCAAGGCTTGAATCAGTGGATCGTCACGGGCAAGTTCAATCTGCAGTCGATGATGCAGTCGATCGAGATGCTCGGCTTGAAGCTGATCGAGCAACTGATCATTCAGCAAGTGATGGGCAAGATCAACGCGACTGCTGCGGCTGCGCAAGCAGCGATCACGGGTCCGCTCGTCGCGAGCGCGTGGGCGCCTGCCGCAACGCTCGTGACAATCGCGACTGAAGGGCAAAGTGCGGCCGGAGCGCCCGAAGAAGTGCTCGCTGCGATTCTCGCCGTGCAGGGCTTCTCAGCGATTGCGCACGAAGGCGGCACGATCTCAGACAAGATGAAGCGCTTTCACAACGGCGGGCTCGCGCCTGACGAAGTGCCGATCATCGCGCAAGAGGGCGAGATAATGATTCAGCGAAGCGTCGCTGAACGTTTCGGTGACTTTCTGCTCGCGCTCAACGCAGGCGTGATCGGTCACAGCGGCGGACTTCTCAGTTTCGGCAGTGGCGGACGTATTCACTTTGCGCCGGGTTCAGGCGGCGGCGACATCTGGGCGGGCGGTCACGGCATGCTCGGTTCACCCGGCGGCGCGGGCGATTATCCGGGCGGCGGCTATGGTGAATATGTTCCCGGTCCCTACGCGGGACTGCCGATCTTGCGCGCAACTCGTGTTGGCGGAAGCACTGCTGGCGGCGGCGGCGTCACGAGCAGCGGCGGCATTCCGAGCACGTTTCCGGTTTGGACTCCGAGCGGACCCAGCGGTCCCGTCGGTCCCAGCATGGGACATATTGGCGGCGGTTATTTCGCTGGCGGCGGTTACACCGGCTGGGTTGGCGGCAGCTACGGCGCTTTCGCAGCTGCAGTTGCGTCAGCACTTGCAGCGAGCGGAATCATGGGCGGCAGCGCGCAGAGTCACATCGGCTTTGGCGGAATCTCGCATCGAGGTGGCGCGATTGGCAGACTGCGACTTCGACTTCACAACGGCGGTCCCGTTCCGAGTGACATCGGCATGGGCGGTGGCGACAAAGTCGGCATCAGTTTCGGTTCTCCGGGTGCGGGCACGAGCGGCGGTCTGATGAGCGGCGGTGGCGTGCACGTGTATGCGTTCACTGACTTGAAAGCGCTGACGAAACACATGGCTTCACGTGACGGTCAGAAGATCATCTTCGACACCGTGAAGGGCAATCGAATCAATCTCGGGATGCGATGATCGCGCGCATCATCACTTTTCAATCACAACAAGTCGGGCTGCTCGTCGCGCAACCGAACTGGGAAAGCGAGATCAAGCTCACGCTCGATCTGCCGACAGATGTCGCGAAAAAGCCGATCACGTTCGCTGAAAGTCGTCGCAACTTTGCGCAGAGTGCGCGCTACAAGATGACGTGGCGCTCGTATCTCTCGAACGCTGCTGATGCGACTGAGCTGCGCATCTTTCTCACGCGCGTGCGCGGTGAGTCGATTCTCGCTCCGCTCTGGACTGATGCGTGCGAGATCGCGACGAACGCGAGCGCGGGCGCGACTTCATTCACGACGCTTGATCGACCCGTGCGCTCGGGCAGCTTCTGGATCGTCTCGAACAGCGACTTCTCGACGTATGAGATCGTCACCGTGACTGGCATCACGGGCTCTGCGGGCGCTTGGACGATCGCTCTCAGCGCGGGCGCAGTCAACGCGTGGGCAGCTGGCACGCAGCTGTTTCCGCTCATCCTCGGCCGTTTGGACGAGCGTCCACAGCCTGAGCAGATCACAGACGAAGCGTTCGAGAGCGACTTCACGCTCAAAGAGAGCAGCGACTATTCTTACCGCGTGACGACGACAGCGGTCACGCTCTCGACTGTTGGCTCGAACATCGCGACGTTCTCGTCTCTGCTGAAGTGGGACGTCGCGCCGAACTTCTCGCAGCCGCTCGACTGGACTGAGATGCCTGACGTGATCTACGAGCAGGTCGGCTTTCTGCGTCAAGAGCAGCAGCGCGCGTATGATCATCGCACGCCGCGCGGGCAAGAGCTTGAGTTCTATCAAGCAGACCGCGACTCAGCGAGCGAGATCGAATACTTCTGGCGCTCGTGTCTCGCGACGACGCTGCGCTTCTGCGTGCCGACGTATCGCGGTGATCTGCGAATGCTCGCTGACACACCCGGCGGTGCAACGCTGATTCGATGTGAGAAAAGTTTTTTCTCAGACCCGTCGCGCGAGATTCAACCGGGAGACCCGTTCATCTGCTTGATCGACGCGAACTCGAACGTCACGCCGTATCAGGTCTCGACGACTGATCTCGCGCAAGAGACCGATCTCACAGCAACCGTGAACGTCGCTGCGTTCAGCGCTGCGACGACGATCGTGAGTCATCTCTTGCTCGCGCGCTTCGCTGAAGCCACGCTTGAGTGGACATACACGACGCCGTACCTCGCGACGACGCGCATCAAGTTCGTCGAGCTGTCGCACGAGTATTCGAGCGACTATCTCAGCAGCACGCTGATCACCGAAGCGAGTGACACGTTCATCACTGAAGCTGGCGACACGTTCATCACCGAGGCGACGAGCGTGTTACCGAGCACGCTGCCGCAGCCTGCGTATCTGTTTATCTTCAACGAGGTTGGCATTCAGACGTCGCGCTTCACGTCTTACGAGAACTCGATCGTGGTGCCAAGCGGCACTTATGCGGGCACTTACACGCCAGCGCCGTTCTCGTTCGACAAGGTGAAAGTCGGGCTGAAGCTCGATCAAGAGAAGCTCGAAGTGAAGAGCTTCAAGTTCACGAACAATCCGCTCAACAAGATGTGGCCGTTCGCGCTCGACGCGATTCTCACGATCGAGATCGTCGAAGTCGATGCTGTCACACCGTCATCGACGACCGCGATCTCGCGCTTCTTCGGCGATGTCACGTCGATCGACAGCGACTACAAGACGACCGCAGTGCCGTTCGGCAATCTGTTCGATCGCAAGTTCCCGCGCTTTCTGCTGAGCGTGAGCGACAACTACACGCAGTTCAGCCCGCCGACGCAGATCAGTGCAGCGTCATTCCAATACAGCGGCACGCTCCCGGGTGTGATCGACACGACATCGCAGACGATCAGCGTGACGAGCACAACCGGGCACGCGCAGGTCACCTCGTTCTTCGCTGGCGGTTGGTTAGAGACCGGCGCGGGTGCGACGCTTGAAAAGCGCTCGATTCTTGAGTCAGCGCCCATAGGCTCGAACCTCGTGCAGCTCTATCTCGATCGACCGCTCTTGAAAGCGACTGCGAGTGCGTCGTGTGTCTTTTATCCCGGTTACGATGGGAGCATTGATCAGTGCGAGACGAAGTTCTCGAACCGTATCAATTTCGGCGGGCACGCTTACATTCCGAACGTGAACCCGGGCGTGAAGGCGATCAAACCGAAGAAGACGAGCGGAGGCAAAAAAGCGTGAACGAGAGATGCAATGTTCCCGGCTGCAGGACGCCGTCGATGCACCACAACCATCCTGAATTGAACAATTATTTCGACGACCCGGCAAACGCAGCGCTGCTCAAAGAAGAAGCGCTCTCGTGGCTTGGCACTCCGTTTCGGCAATGTTATCACGACACTTCGCGCAGCGATGTGAAAGGCATCGGCGGCGGAATTGATTGCGTCGGTCTCGTTCAAGAACTGATGCGTCGCAGCGGTGCAGTCGATGGTTTTCTGTTCAAGCGCGAGCCGAGCGACTATCAGCCGCACCAGTCGGGCGAAAAGATTCTCGACTTTTTGCGCGGCAAAGCGGACGACCCGCAGAGCGTGCGCTTGGGCGCGATCTTTGAAGAGCTGTCAATTCCCGATCAGGTGATCGACCCAGACGCAGAAACGCCGCGCGATTTCTTTAAGCCGGGCGATGTATGCGTGCTCAAACACGGCTCGCTTTTTCATCTGCCCGTGATCATCGACAACGATCTGCACTTCGTCAACGCACTGCCGCGACTCGGCGTGATCGAGGGCACGATTCAAGACTCAACCTACAGCTCGCACTTGGTCGCCGTATTTCGCTTGAGAGGATGACGCACGATGGGCTTCTGGGGTAACACGAACGAGCAGCCGAAAGAACCGAAGAAGTTCGCGAACATCAACAATGATCAGATCAACTCGAACCAGCAGGCTGTGCCCGTCAAGTATCTCGCTGGGCGCGCGTATCTCGCGGGCGATTACATCACGCCCGCCTACAATCCGAAGGCGAAGCCGATCAAGACGAAGACGGGCAAAGACGAGACGAGCACGACCGGTTACAAATACTTCGCAGACTTCGCGCTCATGTTCTGCACCGGTGGGCGACGCCCAGTTGATTCAGTTCACAAAGTGATTGTTGACAGCGACATTCGCTGGACTGGCACCGTCACGCGCGGCGTCGCTGATTACGAGACGATCGCCGTCGATGGTCTCGGCACCATCTACCTCTACTGGGGCAGCGAGACACAAGCGATCGACGCGACGCTGCTCACGCCGCGTGGTGTTGCGGGCGGTTCGACCGACCCGAACGACTCGACAACGTGGCCAGAGAATCCCGCGACGGGCGGCGCGCCCGTTCACGCGGGCATGGCAGCGGGAGACCCGAACCCATACAGCGGGCACTACGAGAAGCACCCAGCTTACCGCGGGCAGTGTTACGCTGTCTTCAAGAACTGGTGCCTCGGGCGCGACCGCACGAGCATTCAGAACATTCAGCTCGAACTGAAGCGCGGCTGCCCGTTCTTCGGCTCGTTCATCGCGTCTGATGACAACGGAATCAATCCGATCGCAGTGCTGTATGACTGGCTGACTGACCCGCGCTTTGGCATGGGCTTGGCTGACGCGCAGCTCAATCAGCAGAGCTTTCAAGACGCTTTCAACACGCTCGAAGCGACGACTGTGCGCGCGCGCATCTCGCCGATGATCTCGAACCAAGACGACTTTCGACAAGCGATCGCGAACCTGCTCGAATACTATGACGGCTGGATTCGCCGCAACGGGACGCTGCTCGAAGTCGGCGTCTGGAAGCGCGGCACCGACATCGTGAGCGCAGCAACGCTGACTGATGACGATCTGCTCGACGATCCGCAGCTTGAACCGCAGGGCTGGGCTCCGACCGTGAACGAAGTGACCGTGGTCTACAAAGACAAAGATCATCACTTCAACGACTACGTGCAGACGTATCGAGACCCGAACAACTTTCGCATCACGGGCGGACCCAGAGCGACGACGCTCTCGCGACCGTGGATCACTGACGTGAACATTGCGAAAAGTTACGCGCGCATGGTCGGCGCGGCAATGGCGATGCCCTTCACTTCAGGCACGCTCGTCGTGAAGCGTGAATGGCTCTCGAACAACTCGCTCTTGCCCGGCGTCGTGTTCACTTACTCAAGCGCGTTCTACGGGCTTTCGTTCTTGATGCGCTTGCAAGAGATCGAATACAGCGCTGACAACGCAGCTGAAGCGACACTCACCGTCGAGTGGGAGCGCAGCAAATGGCCAGCGATCTATCTCGCGCCCGGTTTTCAAGGTCCCGGCGGCTTTGTCTCGGGACCGCGCGCGATCTGGAAGTCGCAGATGAGCGAAGTGCCGTATCTGCTCGCAGATCGCAAGTTCGTCACGCAGCTGGTCCCGTTCGCTGTTCGCGGCAACGTCGAAGTGCAAGGCTACCGCATCTGGATCAGCTTCGACGCGGGCAGCACATATCAGCTCGTGCCAGACGCAGCGTCAACGAGTCAGTTCGGTTCGTTCGGTCTCGTCAACGTCGCAGTGCTCACAACTGACACGACGATTCGCTGCAACCTCTACGGCATCGACCTTGACGAAGTCGTCACGCAGACAAGCGCGCAGCAGAGCGACGACACACTGCTCATCTTGATCGGTGCTGAAGTGCTCAGTGTCGGCACTGTGACCGCGCTTGGGAGCGGTCTCTACGATGTCTCGGTGAAGCGCTCGCGCTACGGCACGACTGCAGGCGCTTTCTCGATCGGCACGTCGATGGCGTTCATCTTTCGCGATCGAATGAAGCTGCTCGACAACGCACAATTTGTGCCGGGCGCGACGATAGCTTACAAGTATCAGCCGTTCACTGCTGACACTGACTATGATCTCGCGTCGATCAGTTCAACGAACTACACGATCATCGGCTTCGGGACAATTCCGACACCTGTGCTGAGCCCACCGCCGGGCGGCTTTGTCACGAGCGTCGTGATCAGCGTAAGCTCAGCGCCTTCTGGCTTCAGAGTGCTCTACACGCTCGACGGCACGCCCGTCACAAATCAATCGCCTGAATGGCCAAGCTCGGGCGCGGGCACGATCACGCTCACTGCTTCGACTCTGATCAGAGTGCGCTTCATCGCGGTCGATCAGCGCGCGTCAGATGAACTCTCAGCACAATACACGCTCGCGACGGGCACGCCGCCACAAGCACAATGCAGCGCGCCCGCGTGGAGCTTTAGCGGCACTCTCGGCAGCACGAGCGGCAATCTGACGCTCACTGCGACAACTGCTGGCTCGTCGATTTCTTACAGCAAGAACGGCGGCGCAACGCAGACTTACTCGTCGCCGCTTGCTCTCGTTTGCACAAGCACCACCGACATCGTCGAATTTTGGGCGACGAAAGCGACGCTGCTTGACTCGCAGCACGTCACGGTCGACAACACGAAGGACGTGACGTATGGCGGCGGCGATCGAGATCGAGGCGGGCATCTGCCACAATGATATTTGAAAAACGCTCAGCAGTTGACGTGGTTGTTATTCTGATGGCGACGATGGTTGCGCTCACGATCTTGCTCGCGACAGTTGGCATCATCGTTGCGCGCATACTTCATCCCGAACTCGACATGACCAAGGGCGGCGAGGCGATTCTTGGCGTGATCACGACTGTCGTCGGCGCGCTCGTCGGCTTCGTCGGCGGTCGCGCAGTTGGCAAAAACGAAGCGAATGGAACAAGCAAATGAACACACTTCTCATCATTGACGGCGTCAGAATTTACACGAACGCAAGCGGCAACTATGTCTGCTTCGTGAGCGATCTCGACATCTGCAACGACGGCAGCGGACCCGCGCACGGCGACCCGTATCATCAAAGCCAAACCGCCTACTACAATTCCGGCAAATATCTCAACGCTGATGTCGATCGCTACATCGTCGTGCCGCCGCAGATTCGTTCGATGGTCGCACCCGTCGTGATGGGCTGTCGCGCGCGCTTGACTAATCTGCTCACGATGGACACGAGCGCAGCCGTGACCGGTGACATCGGACCCAGCGACAAGACGGGCGAAGCTGCGTATTGCCTCGCGAAGATCGTCAACTCGAAGATCAGTCACAACATTGGCGACTCGACGCGGCTTTACTTCTTCGAGCTTTGGCCGGGCGTGCCCGCAAACGTCGAGGGCAAAAAATACGCGCTCGAACCAGCAGGAGGTTGAAACAGCAATGACCAACGAGTGGCGAC